CTGATGAACGAAATGGAGGCGCTGGAAAAGTCGCTTTCGACCAGCGCCAAAACCACCCAGGATCTGGCAAAGCAGCGTGACGCTCTCGCCAAGCTGACCAAGACCGGCGCCTATGGCGAGGCAGAAGCGGCGAAGATCTCCGCGCAGCTCGACAAGCAGCAGGTGGCCCTGGCCAAGTCCGCTCTGGATGAGCAAAAAGCTCTCAACAGCTTGTTGGGGGCAATTGACCCGGCCCGCGCGGCGCTGGCGAAACTCGACACTCAAGTTGAGCAACTGGGCAAGCACCTGGACGAGGGGCGCCTGAGTCAGGACGACTACAACAAGGCCCTGGGCAATATTGACAAGGACTACGCCAAGCTCGAAAAAACCACCACCGGTTTCGACAAGCTGCGCCTCGGCACCCGCCAAGCGCAGGAAAACGTTATGCAGCTCGGTAACGCCCTGTCGACCGGCGATTGGGGGAGTGGTGCCCGGGCAATCACGCAGATCGGCGTAGGGGCCGGCGCCTCCATGAGCGGTCTGCTGGCACTAGCTGCTCCGATTGGCCTTGTGACTGCCGCCATAGGTGGGCTGGCCTATGCCTACTACAGCGGCAGTAGAGAGACGGAAGCCTTCAACAAGGCGCTGATCCTCACAGGCAATTATGCAGGTGCAAGCGCTGGACAGTTGAGCGATATGTCCCGCCAGGTCGCAGCGACAGTGGGCACCACCGGGCAGGCTGCGGACGTGCTGGTCACCCTGGCAGGTAGCGGTAAGCTCGCCAGCAGCAGTTTCGTGGATATCGCCGAGGCGGCCCTATCCATGGAGAAGGCCACCGGCAAGTCCATCGAGGCAACCGTTGCCGAGTTCGTCAAGATCGCCGACGACCCAGTGGCCGCCGCCAAGTCGCTCAACGAGCAGTACCACTTCCTCACTGCCTCGGTTTATTCGCAGATCGTCGCACTCAAGGACCAAGGCGACGAAATCGGCGCCACCAAGCTGCTGACCGACACCTATGCCGACACTGTGCAGACCAGATCCCGCCAGGTGATAGAGAACCTGAACCTGTGGGAGCGGGCCTGGCTTGGCATCAAGAGTGCCGCGAGCGGCGCCCTAGATGGAATCAGCGATGTAGGTCGGCAGAAGAGCTACAACGACCAGATTAAGGACCTGCAGTCCAAGCTCACCGGCTCCGATGCGTTCGACGTTGGCGGCACGAGAATGAACGCCCAGGAGGTGAGCCCGAAGGTTCGGGCCCAGATTCAGGCGCAGATCACCTTTCTTACGCTGCAGCGTGATGCCGATGATGCTCGGATCAAGTATTTCGATGACCAGGGAAAGGCCCAGCAAGCGGCCATCGTCGCCAGCGACAAGATCGACGTGCTCACCAAGTCCTCCTGGACGAATGAGCAGAAACGCGCCGAAGCACTCAAGGATTACAAGAAACAGCTCGACGATATCCGCAAGGTTTCGCCGAACGATCCGCGCCTGGCACAGGCCACGATCGACAAGAACATCTCCAACATCAACGATAAGTTCAAAGACCCGAAGGCCCCGAGTTCTCAGGTCGACCTGACCGGCTTCAACGACGCCAAGAACAGCCTCGCGGCCATCGCCGCGGACTACAAAAACTACCAGAAGGAACTGGACGCGGCGCAGAAGGCCGGCCTGGTATCCGAGGCCGACTATCTGCTGCGCCGCCAGGCCCTGATCGGCAACGAGCGAGATCAGGTGACGGCAGCCTACGAGGCGGAGATCACCGCGCTGGAGGCCGCCAAGGGCAAGAAGACCACGTCGGCCGCGCAAAGCATCCAGCTGGACCAAAAGATCGCCGATGCGCGCGCAGGGATGGTCAAGGCGCAGAAGGATGCCGACAGCCAGCTTGAAGTGTTGGCCACCAACGAGGCCGGGCGCCTTGCCAAGCAGGAGCGCGCGATCAGCACATACATCCAGGCGCTGGGGCAGCAACAGCGGGCACTTGAATTGGCTGGCCAGCGCGCAGTACTCGGCGTGGGCCAGGGTGATCGCCAAAACGCGCTCAGCGGCGAGCTGAACAGCCAGCAAGATCGGTTTGCTCAGCAGTCCCTAGAGTTGGCCAACCAGAAGTCCGACCCGTCGCGGAATATGTCGGAGGAGGAGTTCAAGCGTAAATCCCAGGCGCTCGCCGATGCGAATAAGGCGGCGACCGACCAAATCCGGCAGAACTACGCGGATGTGGAAGCTGCCCAGGGTGATTGGACGAAGGGCGCGACGGCTGCTTGGGATAACTACCTGGATTCGGCGCGGAACATCGCCGGCCAGACGAAAAGCCTGTTCGGCAATGCATTCAGTTCCATGGAGGATTCGCTGGTCAACTTCGCCGTTACAGGCAAGGCGTCGTTTGCAGACTTCACCAAGTCGATTTTGGCGGACATGGCGCGCATTGCGACACGTCAGGCCAGTTCCGCTTTGCTGGGCAGCCTGGTAGGGGCGGCGGCGAGTTACTTCGGCGGCAGTGCCGCCGGCGGCAACGGGCTGGCCGCCGGATCTGCCGGCGCTGCATCTTCCAATCTTGGAGCTTCAGCGGGGGGCTACTCGGGCAGCTACTTCCCGCAAGCCATGGGCGGCGCCTGGTCGGGCGGAGTGCAGATGTTCGCCGACGGCGGCGCATTCACGAACTCCGTCGTCAGCAAGCCTACGGCTTTCGGTATGGCCAACGGCAAGACCGGCGTCATGGGTGAGGCAGGGGAAGAGGCGATCATGCCGCTGACCCGAACGTCCAGCGGCAAGCTCGGCGTTATGGCCATGGGCGGCGGGTCCGGCGGAACGCAGATCAATGTCGAGGTGCATATCGACGGTGAAGGCAACGCATCGTCTACCTCTGATGCGCCTGGTTATGACCTGTTCGGCAAGGAGCTGGCGACGTTCGTTGAGCAGAAGTATCAGGAACTGCGCAGCAGGGACATGCGCCAGGGCGGCGTCATCAACAACGCAATCAAGGGGCGATGATGGCTATCGAACGATTCACCTGGGCAACGGAAAAGGGCGCGGAGGGTGATGTGACCCAGCGCGTCCGGACCAAGCAGTTCGGCGATGGGTACGAGCAGTCGGTCGAAGATGGCTTCAATAACCAGTCCCAATCCTGGCCGCTCACATTCACCGGCGCCAAGGCTCGTGTTCTGGAAATCAAGGCGTTCCTCGATCGGCACAAGGGCGCCAAGGGATTTCTATGGGAGCCGCCCCTGGGCGAGCTTGGCCTCTACAAATGCAACGGCTACAAGCCGGTTCACCGCGGTGGCCAGGTCTACGCCATCACCGCCACCTTCAAGCAAACCTTTCATCCCTGAGGCCTATCCATGGCACTGATCACGGACATCCAGAAGCTGGAGCCCGGTGGCGAGATTCGCCTGTTTGAAATTGACGGGACTGAGTACGGCGCGGATTACCTGCGCTTCCACGGGCATGCCATTCCGCACACACCTGAAGAGTTGCTGGCCTACGAGCATTCGGAAGAGGATCTGCCTGCGAAGTCGATCTGGTGGCGGGGAGAGGAGTACGCGGCCTGGCCGGTACAGATTGAGGGGATTTCCTCGAGTAGCGACGGCACAGCCTCACGGCCGACATTCGCTGCCGGCAACGTCAACGGCAGAATCACGGCGCTGTGCCTGGCCTTCGAGGACATGCTCAAGTTCAAGCTGACGGTTCGCGAGACCCTGGCCCAGTATCTGGACGCAGCCAACTTTCCCGACGGCAACCCGACTGCAGACCCGACCCAGGAAGCGTTGGAGATCTGGTACATCGACCAGAAAACCAGCGAGGACGGCGAGGCGGTGGTCTGGGAGCTGTCTTCCCCGGGTGAGATCGACAACCACGGGCTGCCCGGCCGGCAGATGACGACGTTTTGCCACTGGAGCATGACAAACGGCTACCGCGGGCATGACTGTGGCTACACCGGTGCGGCCATGTTCGATGACGAGGACAACCCCACGGATGACCCCGCCAAGGATCAGTGCAAGGGCTGTCTGTCGTCGTGCAAGTTGCGCTTCGGCGAGAGCAACGAGCTCAGTTTCGGTGGGTTTCCCGCTGTGAGCTTGGTCTCAAGGAGCTGATCATGCGAAAACACATCATCATCGCGATCCAGGCGCACGCGGCAACGGAGTATCCCCGCGAGTGCTGCGGGCTGTTGTTGGTCATAGGGCGCACGCAGAAGTACTTCCCATGCCGGAACATCGCCACGGAGCCGAACGAAGAGTTTCGGCTCGATCCCGAGGATTACGCTGCGGCGGAAGATTTGGGGGAAGTGATTGGCATTGTCCACTCGCATCCGGACGCCACCAGCAGACCATCACCGCATGACCTAGCCATGTGCGAAGCCACAGAGCTGCCCTGGCACATTCTGAGCTGGCCTGAGGGCGACCTAAGGTCGATCACGCCAACGGGCAGCACGCCGCTGCTCAGGCGCCCGTTCGTACACGGCGCCTGGGACTGCTGGCAGGTCTGCGCTGACTGGTACCAGCGTGAATGGGGGCTTGAGTTCGAAGCCTTCCATCGCGTCGATGGGTGGTGGGAGAGTGCCGAGAACGCCAGCCTGTACGAGCAGCACTACGAGGCTGCCGGCTTTGTTCGCGTGGACCGGCCGCAGCGCGGTGATCTGATCGTCATGCACGTAGGGCGGACGGCTCACCCGAACCATGCCGGGATCTACCTGGGCACTGATCCAGCTCTACCAGGTGAAGAGTCAGGCACTTTTGGCCCCGGGCCTTTCCTACTGCACCACCTGTATGGCAGGCCTTCCGAAATCATAGTTTTTGGTGGCCCGTGGCATGACAGAACGCGCCTGATCCTCAGGCACAGATACGCAAAACAACCCACATGACGCGGTGAGTCCGCATGAGGAAAGTATGGAAAAGCCATTTGAGATAGAAGAGAACGGCAAGGCGCGTATTGTCGTAGCCGTGATTTGCGACGATTGGAGGGTGCTGATGGTCAAGCACCCTCAAACCGGTGTTTATTACGCAGCCGGCATTAAGCTCGGCCGGTAATCGATTGAGACAAGCTGTCTAAGTAGCTATCGTGCAGCCCTTTATCGATGCCCTCGAACCTTTCGGCCTTCAGATTTTGAAGATCTTGGGAAATTACGTTCGCTATTGCATCGTTGCCAAATGCAAGTCGACGCCCGAGAACTGCTGCCGCATTCATGTTGAAAACAATTGCAGTCTTGAGTGCTAGCTCTAATTCTTCTAGGCGTTGATCGACTGTTTTCTGATTACTCACATTGACCTCCAGGTCATAAACGCGCCGATATTGGCGCAACCCCAGTCCTTGGGCTTGCAGGCGAAGGACTGGGTAGTCTCTACACTTCCTGTGATGCAGGGTATTTTTTCTTATAGTCCGTCAACTCATCAATTCCGAAACCTGTATTCGGGCCTGAATGAGGTATGTAAAAAGTGTTTACTGTTCTGTGGTCTTTTATGGCCCTTTCTACAGTTGACATACTTGCTAGCGGCAAGAAAATATTTCCACGACTAAATGCCGATTTTGTACCCTTTGCCTCCATATAAATCGTGAGATTTGTTTGGGGGATTTTCACGCTTCTATTTTTGAAAAGCAGCTTCCATAAATCGTGGCCATAGGCTTTTGTAATTAAGGTTTCAAGACTTGCGATCTTGTCTGGCGAAACCAAAAGTAGCTCAGTGGTATTCGATGCAGCTATTGCGAGTACCCTCGAGAACTCACCGATATCGCCTGAATAATTAGTGCTGTGATACTGCATACCTGATCCCTAGGCCGATTTTGATTTGTTTGATTTGGTTGTTGCAGGCACAACGCTACTACGCGAAGCCCGATCCCTGCCACTGGCATTCCATCCACGCTGGATGCCTGGCCAGGTACGTATGCTTTCGGGCGTCGGCCGGTGCTACCATTCAGGTCTGTAGCCCAAGGGATCCATGATGAAACTTGATAAAGAGCTAGTTCGCGAAATCCTCCTTGCCGTTGAGGCGCACGACGAGGCTCAGGGATGGATGACATTAAAAATTGAAGGCCGGACTGATAAGGAAGTCTCCTATCACGTCATGCTTCTAGATGAGGCCGGGTTACTTTCTGGCATTAGTCTGGGTGGGATGAACACTTTTGAATGGCAGCCAAAGAGGCTGACTTATCAAGGGCATGAGTTTCTCGATACCGTGCGAGATGGCGAGGTGTGGAGGCGCACGAAGGAGGGCGCGGAGAAAGTTGGCGGCGTTGGTCTGGGATTGCTCGTTGAGCTCGGCAAGGCATACGGGAAGCAAATTTTTAAGGAGCGCCTTGGCATCGAGTTACCTTGATGTTCCAAACCAACGAGGGAGCGATATGCGAATTTTGATAGCTGCGGTAGCGGTGGCGATGCTGGCGGGGTGTATGCCGCCAACGATGAACGAGGCTCGCCTAGATGGCCCTTACAAGGTCCTGCATTCGAAAAAGTCGGATAAAGACGTCGCGGAATGCGTTCAGTACGAATGGCAAAATCAGGCAATTTTCGGCGGAACGCCAGGTGCAACACTTCAAGCCGGAAGACCAAGCGGCTATACCGTTTTCACTGAGGCCTCTGCTTATTTTGTGGACATCCAGCCCAAGGGCGCGGGCTCAGAGGCGAAGTATTACGCGGTGGTGGATAATTGGATCGCCAATAAACGGCTGACCGCGCTGCAAGGCTGCCTGTAGCGGCACATCAAATTGTTCAAGGCTCGCTTCGGCGGGCCTTTTTATTACCTGGAGAAGAGCACATGGCGGCACTTGCCATTAATTATCAGCCCATGACCACGATCCTGCTCTACGGACAGCTTCGTCAGTTTGGGAGGTCCTTTCGGATGGCCGTAAGGACGCCGGCAGAAGCAGTTAAGGCTCTGTGCGTCCAGATTCCCGGCTTTGAGCGGTTCCTGTCGAATGCAAAATCGCGAGGTGTCGAATTTGCGGTTTTCCGAGGATCGAAAAATCTTGAAGAAAAAGAGCTCGGTTTTTCCGGCGAAGGAAGCATCCGGATCGCACCGGTAATCACAGGCAGTAAACGGGGTGGTGCCCTACAAACAATCATTGGAGCCGTACTCATCGTCGTTGGCTTGGTGATCACCGGTGGCAGCTTCGGCACCATGGCCCCTTTCGGCTCGGCATTGATCATGATGGGCGGCTCGATGGTGCTGGGCGGCGTGATCCAAATGCTCAGCCCTCAAGCCGGCGGCCTCAAAACCAGCGCCGCACCAGAGAACACCCCTGGCTATGCCTTCGGCAGCGCCAAGAACACCACTGCATCGGGTAACCCGGTACCGCTCTGCTACGGAAAGCGCCGGGTTGGTGGTGCGATCATCAGTGCTGCGATCTACGCCGAAGATCAGATGTAGCGAACACCTGAAGCACCGCAGCCGCCCATGAGGCGGTTTTTTATTGCCTGGAGAAAAGCATGGGCGCAGCACGCAAAATCGACATCCACGGTGCCAAGGGCGGCGAAGAGAAACCAAAAACGCCAACGGAAGCCCCCGACAGCCTGCGCTCGGTCGCTATCGCCAAGATGCTGATTGCCATCGGGGAGGGTGAGTTCGAAGGCACGCCCACCGCGCGCGACATCTACCTCGACAACACCCCACTGCAAGACCCCCAGGGCAATATGAACTTCCCGAACGTGAAGTGGGAGTGGCGCACCGGGGCGGTGGATCAGACCTATATCCAGGGCATCCCCTCGATCGAGAACGAAACCACCATCAGTACCGAACTGCGCAGCGGCACACCGTGGGTTCGGGCGATCACCAATACCCAGCTTTCAGCCGTGCGCGTGCGTTTTGCCTGGCCGGCACTCCAGTCTGTGGATGCCAGCGGCAACATCAACGGTTATCGGATCGAGTACAAAGTTGAGCTGGCCACCGACGGCGGCGCCTACCAACAGGTGCTTAGCGAAGCGGTCGACGGCAAGACCACCAGCCTTTACGAGCGCACCCGCCGTATCGATTTGCCCAGGGCCACCACCGGCTGGCTGATGCGTATTACCCGGGTGACCATCAACCAGAACAACAACAAAATCTCCGACACGATGCAGATCGCCGGCTTCACTGAGGTGATCGACGCCAAGATTCGCTATCCGAACACCGCGCTGCTCTACATCGAATTTTCGGCTGAGCAGTTCCGCAGCATTCCGGCCGTGACGGTCGAGACCAAGCTGAAGAAGATGCAGGTGCCGAGCAACTACGACCCCGTGGCACGTTCTTACACCGGGATCTGGGACGGCACCTTCAAACAGGCCTGGACTGACAACGCTGTTTGGATGACCTACGACATCACCACGGCCGACCGCTTCGGCCTGGGCCGCCGCATCAAGCCGTGGATGGTGGACAAGTGGGAGCTCTACCGCATCTCGCAGTATTGCGACCAACTGGTGCCGGACGGCAAGGGCGGCCGGGAGCCGCGCTTCATCTGCAACCTGAACCTGCAGAGCAAGGCTGATGCCTGGTCGCTGCTACGCGACATCTCGGCGATCTACCGGGGCATGACCTACTGGGCCCAGGGCCAGGTCTTCACTCTGTCGGACATGCCGCGCGCCACTGATTTCGACTTTGCCTACACTCGGGCGAATGTGATCGACGGCAAGTTCACCTACTCGAGCGCGTCGGAGCGCACCCGGTACAGTCGTGCGCTGATCAGCTACGACAACCCGGCGAACAACTACGACACCGACGTCACGGCCGTTACGGATGCCAAGCTTCAGCGCCGCTACGGCGACAACCCGGTGGAAATCAGCGCCATCGGCTGCACCCGAGAATCCGAGGCGCAGCGCCGCGGCAAGTGGGCGCTGCTCACCAACTCCAAGGACCGGGCCGTTACCTTCAAGGTCGGCCTCGACGGGCGTATCCCGCTGCCTGGCTACGTGATCCCGATCGCCGACGAACTCCTGGCCGGTCGACCGGTGGGCGGGCGTATCTCGGCGGTGAACGGCAAGGTCATCACACTGGACCGTGATACCCAGGCCAAGCCCGGCGACCGGCTGATCCTCAACCTGCCCGACGGCAAGTGCGAGGGGCGCACCGTGCAACTGGTCAGCGGCCGGCAGGTCACCGTTACCGTGGCCTACTCTATGGCGCCTGAGCGTGAACTAGTATGGGCGCTCGATGCCGATGACCTGGCAATCCCGCTGTACCGGGTGGTGAGCGTGGCCCGGTCGGAGCCTGGCGTGTTTGAGATCTCGGCCGTGCAGTATGACCCGAGCAAGTTCGCGCACATCGACACCGGCGCGCGCCTGGAAGAACGCCCAATCAGCGTTGTGCCGATTACCGTCGTTCCGGCGCCGGCGAGCGTCAAGCTGACGTCAAGCTACGCCGTTAACCAGGGCATCGCCATCAGCACCATGAACATCTCGTGGCCCGCTGTTGCTGGCGCGGTCGCCTATGACGTGGAGTGGCGCAAGGACAGCGGCAACTGGATCAAGGTGCAGCGCACCGGTTCGACCAGTGTCGACGTCACTGGCATTTACTCCGGCGCCTACGTGGCCCGGGTTCGGTCGGTGAGCGCCTTTGAGATCTCCTCGATCTGGAAGACCTCCAATCTGACCAACCTGGAAGGGAAGGTTGGCTTGCCGCCGGCGGTGGCGTTCCTGACCACCACCAGCCTGGTCTATGGCATTGGCATCCAGTGGGGCTTCCCGCCGGGCGCTGAGGACACCCAGCGGACGGAGCTTTGGTACAGCCAGTCACCGGACCTAACCACTGCGGTGAAGCTGAGCGACTTCAGCTACCCGCAGGCCAAGCACGAGATGCAGAACATCCTGGCCGGGGCGAGCGTCTACTTCTGGGCTCGCCTGGTGGACCGTACCGGCAACGTCGGGCCGTTCTGGCCGATCACGGGCGCCGTGAATGGCCGGGCCAGTTCTGATCAGACGGAGTACGACAAGTACTTCGCCGAGAAGATCGGCAAGGGCGCGCTGTACCAGAGCCTGCGGGAAGAAATCGACCTGATTACTGGTGATGAGCCGGGCTCGGTCAACGATCGCCTGGAGAAGGCCAAGCAGGAGCTGGAGGATCTGATCTCGGAAGTGGTCGACGCTCTGGAGTACGTCTCCACGAAGACCTACGCCAAGGGCGACATGGTCCGGGTAGGCCAGCAGTTGTTCCAGGCCACCAAGGCGGTACCGGTCAACACCACACCGCCGAACGCCAACTACTGGTTCAACCTGGGCACCATCGCCGAAACGAATGAGGCGATGGCACTGGAAATCAGCCAGAACAAGGCAGCCATCGAAGAGGTGGACGGCAAGGTCACGGCCACCGCCGAACGCTTGGAAGGCGTCTATGCGCTGGTGAAATCCGACTCTGCAGGCTCGGAGGAGGGTAGCGCGGGGGATGACACCGCCTCGGCCGGGGCCTGGTCGCTGATGTCCGCAATTGCTGAGCGGGATTTCGCGCAGTCGCAGCGTACAGATATTGTCGAAGCGAATGTGGCGGCGAACGCGGCAAGCATCACGACCGTGCAGACAGCCGTGGCAACTGACAAAGCTGCCACTGCCGAAGAGATCAAAACCCTAAAGGCGGTTGCCGGCGATAACTCGGCAGCTATTCAGGTCGTCAGCAAAGCTCAGGCCACCACCGACGGGAAGGTTTCGTCGATGGTTACGTTCAAGGCCCAAACCACTGCTGGAGGAAAGACGGTCGCCTCCGGCTTCGCGTTTGGCTCAGATGGCGAGCAGTCGGAGTTTCTGATTTTTGCGCAGCGTTTTGCGGTAGTCGACGAGGTTAGCGGACAGCTCACTCCTATGTTTGTTGTTCAGGGGAACCAGGTAGTCCTCAATCAGGCAATTATCAGCAAGGCCTTTATCCAGGAGATCATTCTGGGGATGACGCTGAAATCAGAGACGGTCGACTCCAAGGGGCGGCCGTTACTGGAGATCAATGTCAAGGCCGGCACGTTCACGCTTCGCAGCGCCGGCACCGGTGGCTCGACACTGCTCAATAACGATGGCCTTTCGGTATACGACATCAACGAGCTTCTGCGTGTATTGGTGGGGAGGCTTTCGCCATGACTTATGGAGTAAGGACGTGGAGCGCGAATGGCGTGCTCGAAATGGATACCGACAGCTACACCTATCAGGTGCTGCACAATGCAGTCTATACGCTCGCCATGGGCGCCGTAGTTACAGCAAACATTGCCGGGTTCAACCCGGCAACATGCACAGCCGTCATACTTCCTACCCAGGCCGCAGCTAACAACTACTGCTACAGCGCTATGCCGTTTATGTCGGTAGGCGTCGGTTCGGTTGTTGTACGCTCAAAACACCCAAATGAGCCGGGCGCTATAGGATCAACAATACAGTTCAGGTTGCTTGTAATGAGGTTCAAAAATTGAATTTCGGTCTATCTGTTGTAAACGATGGAAGCTATGTACAGATAGACTCAGAGCAACCTAGGCTTTGTGCGCTGTACAGTGGAACGTATCAGGCATCCGGCAGTTCATCGGTGTCAGTGTCGTTCCCATCCGCCATAACCACGCCGGAGCCGCCGTGCGTATTCATTCAGAACAGCTCGGCTAGACCGAATGAGCTATACACAAGCATGACCATTAGCGGCGGTCCTGGTGCTTGGACTGGGTTTTCAATAACGTCCCTGAACGTCGACTTCAGGCCCGCAGGCAAGTGGTTTGCGGCGGTGTTCGCCTCAATCACTAAGGCCGATTACGGGATCAGGATGTGGGGCGCAAATGGCGTGCTGATTTTCGACTCAGGGGCCGCTCCGGTGATCTTCACGAGGGCCAATAACTCATGGTCATATCAGGGGCAGGTAGTTCTAAATGCTACAGCACAGGCGTACTACTGGGCGAATGGATCTGTTGCGCCACTGCAATCTGATGAGTACTTTATGATCAATCCATTCTCGCGGGGAATACTACAGAACCACACGAACTGGCTAACATCAGCTGTAAGGTTCAACTATTCAGAGAACAGGCTCCAGGTGTTTGGGGTTAGCGCTCTCTCGCCATGGACAAATATCGGCGCACCCGGCGCGGTATTCGCCAGACTTCCCGGCACCTGATCGGGCGCTCATCAATTGATCTACACCACCCGCTATGCGGGTATTTTTTCGCCTGGAGAAAACCATGGCAAGACAAGAAATTATTCTCGGTACGCCGCCTACAGGTCTCGGTGGCGACACGCCGCGCGTGGCGAGCTCAAAGATAAATGCGATGACCTTAGAGCTCTATCAGGGCATCGGCACGACTGGTGCGCCGCTCCCGGTTAGTCGTGGCGGGAATGGGGTAAGCTCGGTATCGATGCCATTTTCATCTATGAGGGATACCGTTGCCCTCACTCCCGCCGTGGGGTTGGCAGAGCGTAAGAGGACGAAAATATTTGAGCCATACACATACATAACCAATATGGATGATGTTTCGGTAAGCCAGGTAGTAGGGGCGGGATACGTAACTACTACCACCCTTGGAGCTAAGCCTCCAGGCTGGGCTTACGGGGTCTTGGAGACCTTGCTTTCACCGGGTGACCATGTTCAGCAAATTTTCACTGGGCTTTCTGGCCTAGGGAAACTCTGAAAAAGACTTTCTGATTTGGCAAAATACCGCGACCCCACCCACCGAGTTTCCCGATGAAGCAGATGACCTTCGCCGACGCCGAGTACGCTGGCAAGCGCAAGCAAACCCGCA